CTGCGACTGCGACCGAGACTGCGACTTTGACCGAGACCGAGTCCGTGACGCACTGATCTCCCCCGTATTTTCATCCGTCGCACCTTCAAACCCCCTCTGATACTCTATTTTATCACACTGATACCCTTTAAGAGGATAATGTGTATTCAACAATGTCAATCGTTTCTGTACTTTTTCCCAGCGTGATACATCGCCATCCGGCCGCGATAATTCTAAATACATCGCCATCCGAAGAAAGTCGGGCGGAGCATACCGTATGTCACTTTTAATAATCGCATCTTTGGATATCGCTTTGAATAAATCCGACTCCATTTGGGTAATATCCGCGATTCCAGTGAAATTCACAAATACTTTATATGTCCCGTGATGGACGCCGGATTTGGCCTCGACATCTTCATACCCCGCCTTATAATAAATATCCGCCAATTCTTTCGCGTGGTCAAGTGCGTTATCCGAATAAAAGTCGTAATCGGGTAATTCAATATCCTTATTATAAAATTGGGCGTCTTCAGGTAAGATATTGTTGATCGCAGTCCCGCCATAACAAACAAGTTTTTTATCCGCGATAAACTTCTCTACAATCGAGATGATTTTCTTTACTTCGGGATCACGCATTACTTCGACGCCTTTCCGGTTTTCAACCTTGTCTACCGCTTGACGCAATATTTCCAATTCCTTATCTTCATAGGATTGAGTTTTTTCTTCATCGCCGGTCTCCTTATGTTTACCGTGGGGTTTATATTTTCCCGGCATTATTATATTTTCGTTATGATGATATAATAATGATATATAAAAAATTACATTGTGAATTTGAACCCACCAGCAGCTTCCGCAGGTCTGGATTCCATCGACGACTTCGGGTTGGGTGGTGCGGGGGGAGCAATTGTAATCGGGACATATCGCAGATCCTCCGGCTTCAGTATAAAGCCATAACCAACCGACGCGAATTTATCCTCATATGCTTTCAGTTTCTCGTCACGTGCCTCCTCTTGAAAGCACATTGCTACGAGTTGACATCCCCAGGTAAATGGACCATTGTGTCCGTCGTTCATCGGTCGACCGCTCTTATCCGGAACAACGAGGCACATATTCTTCTTATTCGCGTCTTTAAATGCTTGCGGATCTCCGACATTTTTCACGCCGAAAAAGGTATACTTCGAGAGAAATAACGACTTTGAGCTCATATTAATCAATTCAAATAATTTGGTATTACGATATACCTGATTCGTTCCATCCACCATTAAAATCACCTTTCCTCTCAATGAACTAACATCCTCATTACCTAAATCCTTGGAATGATATTCACGCCCATATTTTGGACCCAGTAAATTACGCGCCATCGTCTTACTTTGCGAGATGACTTTCGCAAGTGCGTCATACATTGTGACATTACGCGACATAATACGCATATGGATAATAAAGGGGTCATTGGGATTGGGACATTTCGATCCAGAAAACGCATAACTGCCTAATACTTCAAACGCTTCGGAAACCGGAATATGATTATAGGTCTCTTTATAATTAAACGAATTCACCGATGAAGACGCAATAACAGGCTGGTTGTCAACTGAGAAAATTTCAAAATCGATACAACGGCAACCTCGCGCGAGAACATAAAGACACGCGTCCATACTCACAGTCGAATTTTTGAATTTATCCGGATTGAACGCATTATATGCGGTTTTAATGTAATAATCGCGGAGTTTGAACCGGCTTTGACTGTCTTCCGGATTCATAGAAGTCAATTTATTGTCTATCATTTTTTTGGATTCCTGGTCGGGATTGTCGAGGCCTTCTTTTACAGTGCCGATAATCGGCGGTACTGACGGCGACGACGATGACACCGGCAGCGTATTTACGACATTACTATCAAACACCGTTCCAGCCTTACGACGTTGATGTATCGTCATTTCATTCTCGTTAATTTCAGGTGTAAAACCTTCGGTAGATAGAGGTGGTTTTATTAGTAGATTATTCAAAAATGGTTCCCCAGAATGATTAAGAATAGACATTGCGTTATCGATGGTATTGTCCTTTTTCGCCGTCGCCGTCGCCGTCGCCGTCGCCGTCGCGGCATTCTGGAGACCCTCGCGCATACGAATGTGATATATTTCATTCCCGCGCGAAATACTACGCGATTGTATTAAACCCGACACTTGCCATAATGCGATAAATAATATAATGACACAAACAAAGATAACTTCAATATTGTATTCCTTTAATGACATTAAAACGCGTGATAAACGAGATATATGTATCTCTTTATTTTGTATATAAGGTTAGATATTTTATATAAAGATATAATACAAAGATAATACAAAGATAATACAAAGATAATACAAATACTAAATGACCGGTGGATTACTAAACTTGGTCGCGACCGGCAATCAAAACGTTATTTTAAACGGCAACCCCAAAAAATCGTTCTTCAAGAGCACGTATCTTAAATATACGAATTTCGGTCTTCAAAAGTTTAGACTTGATTTCGATGGACAGAAGAAGCTTCGGCTTACTGAAGAATCGAAATTCACATTCTATGTACCACGATACGCGGAGTTATTAATGGATACATACGTATGCGTAACACTTCCTTCAATATGGAGCCCCATAAATCCGCCAAGAACAGCAGGCGATATGTGGGCACCATATGAATTCCGGTGGATTGAGAACCTGGGAACCCAAATGATTAAAGAAATCGTGATTTCAGTCGGCGGAATGACTCTTCAAAAATTCACCGGAAATAATTTGATGGCGATTATGGAGCGTGATATGGATAAAACCAAGCGCGAATTATATAACCAAATGACCGGTCACGTTCCCGAATTATACAATCCAGGTTGTTCAGGCGCACGTTTGAATCAGTACCCCAACGCATATCGAACATCCAATATTGCCGGTGCTGAACCGTCGATCCGCGGACGGAAAATATATATCCCGATTAATGCGTGGTTCACACTTTCTTCCAAAATGGCGTTTCCTCTTGTGTGTCTTCAATATAACCAGCTTCAAATTGATGTGACGTTAAGACCCGTAAAGGAACTATTCACCATACGTGATGTAGGCGATTCGGCGAATTATTGGCCCGTCGTCCAACCCGACTTCACAAACCCCCTTCATCAAATGTGGCATTTTTTATACCCGCCACCCAGTATTGATTTGAGCCTGAATTCATACCCGAGTATTCGTGCGGATTGGAATGCGGATGTCCATTTGATGGCGACCTACTGTTTTCTCTCGGATGATGAATCTAAAATCTTCGCAGCGAATCAACAGAAGTACCTGATTAAGTCATATTATGATTGGACGTTCAATGATGTCACCGGGAATAAAAAAATCAAGATAGAGAACTCGATGGGGATGGTGGCGTCGTGGACGATGTTTTTCCAGCGGAGTGATGTGAATCTGCGGAATGAATGGAGCAATTATACCAACTGGCCGTATAATTATCTTCCATATGATATCATTCCGGCACCTACGGATGATGATTGGCAACCCGCGTCGTTCACGGAAATCGTCACTACTGCGAGTGATATTACTACTGATGTGTGGACGTCAACTTATCCATTTGACCAGTATTATTTTAACAAGAATGGGCCGACGAACGGGATTGGACCGGGCCTCAATCCGGGCGATAAACGCCTGACTGGTCTTCATATTACGGGGGATTTCCAATCCGAGAATGAACGCGACATTTTACAGATGTTGGGAATCTCTTTAAATGGCAAATACCGAGAGAATTTACTGGACGCGGGAGTGTATAACTATGTAGAGAAATATACGAGGACACGCGGGTGTGCGAAACCGGGGATATATTGTTACAATTTCTGCTTGAATTCGGATCCCTATGATCTACAACCTAGCGGTGCGATCAATATGAGCAAGTTTAACCAAATCGAGCTTGAATTAACGACGATATATCCGCCGTTGGACCCGGCGGCGGAGGTGAAAATGATCTGTAATCCGAATACGAAGGAAATCATCGGAATGAATAAACCGAATGTGAATATTTACCACTATTCTTATGATTTTCATATTTTAGAAGAGCGGTATAATGTTTTGACGTTTGTGTCGGGGAATTGCGGATTGATGTATGCCCGCTAGGCGGGCACGCTGGGAGGCGATGCGCGATAAGGCGGGGTAAGGCGGGCACGCTGGGAGGCGATGCGCGATAATCGCGCGGGGTAAGGCGGGCACGCTGGGAGGCGACGCGCGATAAGGCGACGCCCGCGACAAGCACGGACGGATTATTATATGTTATTATTATAACTACTCAAGAAATGGCAGATGACGAAGAAGAAGAAGTAAAGAAAGACGAAGGCGAAGGCGAAGGCGAAGGCGACGAAGAGGGCGGCGGCGGCATCGGTGGCTCATTTAGCAAAGTTGGTGGGATGTTATCCGGTGGAGGCGACAAAGGCGAAGGCGAAGGCGACGCAGCGGCCAAAGACGGCGACGAGAAAAAACCGAAAGCCGCACCCAAATCATTATTTGACATAGCAGCATTAAAAGAATTCGGATTAAATGTACTTACCCTTTTTATTGAAACCGTTGTTATTTCGGTGATTTGTGTGAATATCCTTTTTTATTGCGACCCGAAAAGTATCCGAGTGAATAATCTGAATTTGCCGAAACTCTTCCCTACAGACCGACACGAATGGCCGTATTGTTATACAAGCGAATATACCTCGTGTGAAGCGGATTGCGAAGATAAATTCGGTGGAATAGCAGACGATCCTAAAAATTCAAGCGCGAAAAAAATATATCTGAAAGCCGCAATTATTTTGGATACCTATATTTTCAAATGGTTCTGTTTAACGACCGAAGAGTTGGATATGGTGAAGGAAAGTGTGGATGAAGGTGTAACGAAAGTCAATCTCCTGAATTGGGATTTCATCAAGGTACGTTTTAAGCAGTGGGTTAATAATTCGTTTATTTTCTCATTTTCATCTGATCGAGCAATGTTGCTGTATATTCTGAACTATATTACAAAACTAACGAACAGTATTCCAAAAGAGTTATATGATGTTGTATCGCCGCTTATGATTCTATTGATGCCATTTGTGTTTTTGTTAATCGCCTTTTTCGCGATAGGAGGCGGTCCATTATTCACTACAATCATCGGAATGATTATAAACCCTACCGAACACCGTAAGGAATTTATCGGTGGTTCATTATGGTCGATATTTACCGGGTTTGGCATTCTGGGGATTTTACCGTTTGTTTCATTTGTCGTCCAACTCATCCAATTTTTGGGGACTTTCTGTATCTATCCATTTCTTCACTGGAATGAGTATCGCTTATTGTATGCGAAATATGTGCCGATTATCTTCTTCTTCTTTAACTTGGTTTTGATGTTTTATGCGTTTGAAGGACTGGATATCAATGTCGCGGCGATTGTAATTCTTGCTCTATTGATATTATATTTAACTACATATTGGGAGGGGATAATGAACTTTATCAATAAAATCAAAAATTGGGGGGCGTAATCCGCGGACGCGGTATCCACGATAAACAACATAAACGATTATATTGTAATAAACTATATCTGTAGTTTTTTACATTATACGCAGTATGGGCGGTAAAAACAAGAGCGTCACAGGAGCCGGACCGGGAACACCGGGAACACCGGTAAAATCATCACCCGAGTATTTCAAAACTTATCCCTTTGTGAGTGTATGTACTCCCACATTCAATCGTCGTCCTTTTATTAATGCGATGATATCGTGTTTTAATCACCAAGACTATCCACAAGATCGAATGGAGTGGATTATTATCGATGACGGGACTGACCCTGTGGAAGATCTGGTTGCGTCACACCCTCGTGTTAAATATTTCAAATATGACACGAAAATGACGCTGGGAAAGAAACGCAACCTGCTTCACGAGAAGTCACGCGGGGAGATTCTGGTATATATGGACGATGACGATTATTATCCCCCGCAGCGTGTATCTCACGCAGTGGAAATGCTGGTTAGTCATCCCGAAGCACTGTGTGCGGGTTCAAGTGAAATCTATATTTATTTCAAGCATATCGGACAAATGAAGCGTTTTGGGCCATATGGTCCGAATCACGCGACGGCG